CATCAGACAGCTTAGGATTAAGCATGAACTGTAGAGCGTATCCTGTACGTCCGTAGGACATCTTGCGTTCTTCTAAGTCTAAGTCAGAGAATCTAAGAGGTTCTGTTGTAGTACCTATAGTGTCTTCGTCTATAGCGTCCGCTAGAAGGGGTGCTAGATCGCCAGCATAGTTGTAAGCAGCTTCTTTAGCGTTAGGATACTCAGAAGGCCATATACGAGCGTTGTAGCCTCTCTCTCTTAATTTGTTATAGATAGAGTCTTCACACTGTGGAGTACCTAAGAAGAGGATACGAGAGGTGTCTAAGGGTTTAAGGATAGCTTCAAACTCTTTTACTTGTTCGTCTAGCTTGTCCCGCATACCTTGTGTAGCTGAGTTGTTAGGGACTTCTACGTCGTCTGCTACGATTATATCAGCACGAGAACCTGTAAGCTGTGATGTTATTCCTAGTGACTTAACGGAGGGAGCGTGAGCTGCCGGAGCCGGGCCTACATCAAATGCAATCTTACTGAAGCGTTGGTTATCTTTAGGTTTTAATTGTTGTAGGAGGGGAATCTCTTGGATGATACGTAGAGTAAATGTAGAGAAGTCATCCGATCTATTCTTACTGGCTGATACAACAAGTATGTTCTTAGATGGGTCTAGCAGTAGCTGGTGTACTACATACGCACTACATACCCAGGACTTACCTACACCACGGAACGCCATGATTAACGATCTCTTAGGACCGTGTTGCATATACTCCGCTATATCGTATTGAAGCGGTGTAGGATCAGGCAGATTAAGGTGTTTCCAAACTAGGTATAGAAAGTTTCTAAAGTCCTTGAGCTTGGGTGGTATCTCGATGTTGTTCTTCTTCAAATGGTAACGCTTCTATCTGACTGTTTAACGCTTGTAAGGGTGTACCTAAGCCACTGTCCATAGTAACATTGTTATCCTTCAGGAACTGACGAGCACCGTTAAGTAGAGCAGCGTTGTACTCTCCGTGTTCGTCCATCATATCTATACTGTTCCTATATGCGTCTGCAATCTTGTCGTGCAGTTTACTTCCCTCTTTGTGACTGAGCATAGTGTTATAGTAATAAATCTTGTTATCTTTGTAAACAAAAAGAGGCGGCTCCTAAGAACCACCCCTTTAATGTATGATATGAGTAAACTTATCCTTTTAATTATCTCTCGGTATTTCTTCACTGTGATCACCTAGTCCGTTCATATTATTGAGTATCCTAGTAATCCATGTGTTCAAAAGAGCGGATGAGCTGACACCGAGTTTATTAGCGATGCCAGCCACATCCTTCTTCTGTGACCGTTTGAGACGAAAAGATATATATGACATATCGTCCTTTTTCTCTTTCGTACTCATTAGGTGTTATTAATTCAATATTAGGCCATTGCAGCTGTGAAGTCAGCTAATGATCCAAGGTTGTTACCGTCTCCAAGAACAACGTCGTTTGCTTTAACGTCGATCAAGGAAGCAGATGAGTCGTCTCCACTGATGTCAGTAGAAGTAGCACCAGCTGAGGTTTTGTAGAAAGCGAACTTGTCGTCACCTTCGTCGTATACAACAGCGATGTTTCCGTCGTCGGAAGAACCACGCTCAATGATAAAACCAGCGTCGTTACCGTTGTTAGCACCACCAGCAGCTCCGTCATTAAGAAGCATGATAGCGTCAGTAACTTGGGAGTTGGTTGTTTCGATGGAGGTAGTTGTACCTTGAACAGTTAAGTTACCGCTAAGTACAAGGTTAGTTCCGCTTACATCTCCGGTGAAGGAAGCTCCGCTAAGGTTAGCTTTGGCAGCGTCAAGAGCAGCTTCAGCAGCACGTGCAGTTGAAGCTTCGGAATCGATGTTCGATTGAAGAGTAGTGTCAGCAGATGCACGGGCAGTAGCTTCACCACTAACAGCAGCAATACGAGCAGTTTCTTCAGCGTCGATGTTGGACTGTAAGGTCGTATCAGCTGATTGTCTGGCGGTCTCTTCGTCGTCAATGTTAGTTTGAAGCGTGGAGTCAGCAGCTTGACGTGCAGTCTCTTCAGCATCAATGTTGCTTTGGAGGGTAGTATCAGCACTAGCTCTTGTGGAAGCTTCACTTGTGATGTTGCTTTGAAGAGTTGTGTCGGCGGATGCACGAGCTGTTTCTTCAGCGTCAATCTCAGCTTGTAAAGCGGAATCAGCAGAGGCACGTGAGCTGGCTTCAGAAGCGATAGCGTCAGCGTTAGTTTTGATTTGTCCGTCAAGAGCTTCATCGGCTCCAACCAAAGAACTTACTGATGTAATGTAGTTAGTGGAGGAGTTAGCGGAGTACGAACCACCAGCACCAAGACCAGCACCACTTTGAGTAGCGTCAAGTTCGGATTGGATAGCGGAGTCAGCGGATGCTCTGCTGCTTGCTTCACTGTCAATATTACCTTGTAAGGTAGAGTCAGCGGACGAGCGGCTTGAAGCCTCACTGTCGATGTTAGCTTGAAGGGTCGAATCGGCACTTGCACGGCTAGAAGCTTCAGCAGTGATGTTCGACTGGAGAGTAGCCTCAGCGGCTAACGCTCTTGTTTCTTCTGCTGCAATAGCAGATTTAGTCGATTGACCGATTTGATAGAATATGGATGATGTATCTGGCATATTAGTATGTGTTTAGTTAGTGATTATAAAAAAATCAAGTTGTTAAGCAGTACCGTCTGACGCAAGCTCTGTCCAAGCAGAGCCGTCCCAAATGATAACTTTATTAGTGTCCGTCTCAAAGTAAGTCTTACCAGCAGCTGGCGAAGCGGGACGGGTGGATGATGTTATTAAGTCTAGTTTAGCCATGATTGTATAATATATTATATGTTAGTATAACTGATTCCGTATTTTGCTCCGAGGTAACCGCCTACTGCATTTATGTCTGAATCAGAAAGAGCTGAGTCAAAGAATAGAATTTCGTACATATAACCATTAAGAGGGTAAGCGGTTCCCGCATTGTTACCAGCACCTACATGAAAGTAATACCTTGAACTACTTATTCCAGTGTTTCTAAAAGTACTTGTATAAGCTGCGGTTCCTCCATTTCCAAAAACTTCGTATGTATTCGCAGAACTGTTTGCGGTAATAATTGAAATGTTTGGGTTATTAATATCTAAACCGTGAGCCGAGTTACTAGTTCTTGATGAACCGTTTAATAGGTAATGATACCCTGTTGAACTACTATTAATGAAACGACCTCCGGTTGTACCTTTTCCGAATTGTATAGGAGCATTACTTGAATCACCATTTGGGTCAAAAGCAAAAATCAATGTCCCATCTCCTGTATAACTTTCAAAGGAGTGCATAGCCTCACCTAAAAGAACATCACCATTAAAATACAAAGCGTTGTTACCGTTTATGTGATTAGTCTTCAATACCGGGGTTAATGCAGATTCTTTTGCAGTTAAGAACCCACCTCTTGATTTATCTTTCCATCCCATAATAGCGTCGTTATTACTGGACGCTTGTGTCCTGTCAGTCTTGTATAAGTAATCTAACTCAGGTGAGAAGTGAAATGTAGGTGAGGATGTAACTGAATAAGTGCCGTCAAGAGCGTAGCTGCCAGATAGTACGTTTTTACTAGGAGCTAAGTATTTCGCTGACAAGTATGAATGCACTGTTCCCCAATCCTCGTCGGATAACGCTTTATTAAAAAGTAATACCTCAGAAATCTCACCATTAAACTTGTAGGAAGAATTACCACCACCTATGGACATAGTAGAGGTCACACCAAACGAGTAAGAACCAGTCTGGTATTGACTTCCTTGGTTGTAGAAAAGCTCGTAACTAGGAGTAGCTGAGTCAATTCTTAGACCAAAAATATTATTACCGTAAATAGGTTTAACGTAGTTTTGTGCTACATCGTTGATTCTAGTAGATAGAAACGCACTACTGTAATCCGGCGATAACCTATCTCCACCTGACTGTGAACCTGTGTCAAATATATCAACTTGTGTATCAGTGTCGTATTGATGAAATACGGCAACTAAGGTAACATCTTCATCTGAGAATTGACCAAGAACACTAGCATTAGACATAAAATCATCTGTTCCATCGAACAAGACAGTGTTGTGGTTAAGCCTTCCAGAAGTTTTAAATACTGGTGCTGTGCTACCAGAACCTGTAAAGTCGTAACTATTCCCGCTTTTGTCCGCCCATGTAGTAACAGAAGCTCCATCCGAAAGGGAGAGTTCAGAAGCATCAAGATGCAATAAAGGTGCGGAGCTGGAGGGTAACGAATAATCGGAGTCTAATGTGTAATCAGCAGAAGGGGCTACATACTCATTGGTAAATGTCCTCCAAGCTCCACTATCGTATACTACGACAGCACCTTCATCGGTGCTACCCGCTGCTTTTAAATACAACTCACCATTCTTAGCAAGTCCGTTCGTTACTAGCGAAGATTGTTCGCTGTCGTTTATTACTGTAATATCACTCATATCTTATTAACTGTTGTTGAAGATTTGCCAGTCACTACCGTCAAATACATAAAGCTTCGTAGAGTCGCTCCCGTACATGATCGTGCCTGTGTCGTCGCTAGTTCTAGCCGTTATGTTTGAAGCTGTGTCTACTGAAGGAGCAACGGTCTCTTGAGGGAAGCCGAGTATAGACTTTAAGAAGTCTGTAACTGCGTCCGTCTTGTTTACCTTTTCGTCCAACTTCGACTTAACAGTTGTTCCTATTTGTTGAAGTATGTTAGCCATCGTTTGTAATTTTTATGTTAGTGGTTATTGATTGTCAAAACTATTAAGAAGATACCCATCCTGACTCAGTAAATACATACAATTTATTAGTATCAGTGGCAAAAGCCATAGTTCCTAACTCATCGTCTGTCCTTGCTTGTATATTACTTTCGGTGTCTAGAATTGCTTTACTCGTACTAGTAAGAGATATTAGTAAATTTCTAACACTTTGTCCCATTTGATACCATACACTCATATCTTGTTTTGCTTAATTGGTTAACTGTGACACTTGTTAGTAAATCACGGATCACCT